CCAGTTGTACCAGTAGCACCAGTAGCACCAGTGGCACCAGTAGCACCAGTGTCTCCCGTGACACCAGTGTCTCCCGTGGCACCAGTAGCACCAGTAGCACCAGTAGCGCCAGTAGCACCAGTGTCTCCCGTAGCACCAGTAGCACCAGTAGCACCAGTAGCGCCAGTAGCACCAGTAGCGCCAGTAGCACCAGTAGCGCCAGTAGCACCAGTGGCGCCAGTTGTACCAGTTGTACCCGTTGTACCCGTTGTACCCGTTGTACCAGTTGTACCAATATATGCTGTGGTCTGAAGAGTTCCGTCTTGAAAGTATATTCCACCAACGTGTAACAAGTAGTTTCCACTTAAGTCTATATGACTGGCAAAAGTTTCCTTAGAGTTCAGTTGACCAGAATAATTGTTTATATTGGACTGTTCAGAGTTGGATATAACATTTCGTATATAATTGTTATTTGCAGAGTGACTGGTTCCACCATACTTCCTAAAACTTGACATAATAATAATAGTTATATTATAACCGTATTTTTTACAACTACAAGTTATACAACTGATACAAATAAAATAAATGGTATGGACCATACAAAGTTTATGTAGGATATTTTTACCTACATAAATAAAAAAAGGGACCAAAGCAAATATATTTAGACATAGTAATGGGATACAACGTGGAAATTTCGGTAAATCTATTGAAGGAAACAAAAGTGACAGAACTAACAAATAACATAGAGGATATAGCTGTTGAACATAATTGTCAAAGTATATCTAAAGTTACCGAAGAGGATGGAACCCGAAAAATACCACGTTGTCATCTAGTTATCATCATATATTTTATTGAAGATGACTTTGACCACTTACTGGCTTTTATTAAAAAAATAAAGTTATATAAACTGGGGTATATTGAGTGCATATATGATAACAAACTATTATACGCATCTTCGTATTATTTAACTAATATATCAAAAGATAAGTCTCAAATATATACAAAATTTTTAAAGGCCAAACAGTTTACGGAAAAGGAGGAACAACTAGTGAAAGAATTTAAACCGCCGTTTTACCATACAAAATAACTTTTTCTTTAAGTTCTTTTTTAAACAATTGTTTTGGGATGGGATGGGGGGGGGGAAGAAAATTGAATTTCTTTTGCGTTTCCTTTATTAATCTAAACGCCCCTCATTATGTTACATATTGGATGTACCCGGTTTACCAACGAAACTTACGCGGATAACATGGCTTACCGGCAAAAATATCAGGTACCTGTTATTTACGGGTCTTCTTTGAAAATACGCGCTACATACCCATATGAGTGTCTTATTTTTGTGGCCGAAATGAATAATCAAACCAATCGAATAGAGGGGATTGGTTTGATTAAAAACCGACTGGTCTTTGACGAAAAACGTAACATATATAAAAACCAGGAATACAACAGTTATATATATAAAGGTAAGTATTGGCTCAGTCGAGCCGAGTTGGACAGATACGACCCCGATATTTGCGCAGTGCTTGATAACGTGTTGTTTAAAAAAAAAACACATATGAAATGCCGTATCGGCATTTCCGTCTTGAGCGACAAACTCTTTATACGCTGGAAAACCATTTATTCCAAAGATACTCCGGATGCTATACCTTGCTCTAACAAGTATGATTTTCATCAATTAAAAGCTGATGTAAAACATATATTTATGCGACACTTTGGATGCGAATTTGGATAAATACATTTTTTTCTCTTTCTCTTTCTCTCAATATAAGATATAAACATATGGTCTTGTTATATTATATTATAACCATAAGGGATGGATTATAACGTAAATAACTATACTATAAGCGACTTACTGGCTATTTTGGAACTGGATGACCCCGACTCGCAACAAATCATAGATAAAACAGATACATATATTGATACATTTACCAACGAAAAAGAACCACAGCCAGAAATGGCATCTTTTTTTCAAGATGTTCAAACCAAACTATTACGCTATATTCAAGATTTGAAAAAAGGAGAGGATATAGAATACTCCCCCAACGTCAAACAAACGGATAACTGGTATAACTATGAAGTACTACCCCAAGAGGATAACTCAGTTCAAAAAGATAAAATTACCGACCGTATCCAAAAAATTGATGTATACGATAACCAACACATGCCTATGGATAGAAATCAGTTGGGTGTTAGTAACAACTATCAACTCCCTGTAGCACAAGATACATTGAATCCCAACTTACAAAATATTACCACTCGATTCATCAATATAGATAGTCAGTATAGACAAGCATCCGGCGGAAATGAATCCATGTCTACCGATTTTACACTGGACCTCTCCGACCCTCTTACCAACGTTGTGAGTTTGCGTTTGTATTCTTATCAAGTTCCTTATACATGGTATACAATCGACTATAACTATGGAAATACCTGTTTCTGGGTTACGAATAAGGGTAACACCTTCAAAATATCTATTGACCCCGGTAACTATACCCCCGCCGAATTCTGTAATGCAATAAATAATGCATTCACAAATAGTGGCTTTGATTCTACTAGTACCTCCAGTACCAGTACTATTCAATATAACTCAAATAACGGTAAAGTATCCTTATTTCTAAACGGCTGGACAGACCCCTCTGGAAACCAAGTCAATGGTATCCAACAATATCAGTCCACCTTTGACGAAACGATGGACCCATACTATACCTTTTTTGATATAACCGGTACCAAAAATTGTTATGAAAACGGTACTTACTCTTGTTCGTCTGGCTCGGGTGGACACTTATTCAATAGTACTCTAGGCTGGCTCATGGGCTTTCGTACCCCCATTCAACCCATTTTTATCGAAGGTAATACACCAGTTAGCGTTATAAATCTATACGGTACCAAGTATTTCATATTAGTACTAGATGACCTCAATCAAAACCATATTAATAACGGATTGGTTACCATCACTGAAACATCCAAGACCCTACCTTTACCTAGTTACTATAATACCAGTCTACCGTATGTTTGTACAGATACTACGGTTCCCGCTAGTTTATTAGATACCAATACCATTGGTAACCTTTCTAATATCAACCCAGAAACCGCGGTTGCTTTAGGAATCAATGTTAGTAACTTGTTTAATAGTTTACAGGATAAAGTGGACATCGGCTTAGGGAATATACCACAACTAGTACCTTCTGCACCCAGAACGTTGACGCAGGCGCAACTATATACCATCAATGAAATTATCAAAAATCGTAGCAAAACTATTTCCTTTCGCGCAAAAGCCCCCACCACCACTGATACATTTGCTATTTTACCCATCAAGTATGGAAGTATGACCACTGGGCAGCTATATACCGAAATCAGTGGCCAAGCTCAAGATAATAAGCGTATCTATTTCGGCCCAGTGAATATAAGTCGGATACGGATAAGATTATTAGACGATAAGGGTAATATGGTAGACTTACATGGCGGGGACTGGTGTGTTACACTTATTTCCGAGAATTTGTATCAGTACTAAATAAATAAAAAATATAATAATATTTAAGATAAGTCATTGACGAATTGTTTATACCAAGGAGACTCGGTAAAAAACAGGTTCCATTTAGCAGTGAATAATAATATCCAACCAAATAAAAAGAATAAAAGAGAGGTTTCGCGGCTAATTGGTTGGGTTTTAGAAGGCCTAAAGTGATATATTAATAATACCGCCATACATGCAATAAATATGAACTCGGTTCTTTCCTTCCAATATAAAAGCTTAGGACTCACTTTTGTTTTGATGTTTGCATTTTTAGAAACTTTACTCGAGAACAAATATAAAATAGAAGAAACAATGAAACATACTTTGATAAAAATAATAAAAAGCACGAAATAATCTAGGGTCGACTCTAACTTTAACATAAATAAATTATGTTTATATTATTTTTTTCTAAAAAGACATATTAACTATGGTTATATATATATGTCCGTTGTGGCTAGTCAAAACACCAAATATATGAATATGCTAAAAAACAATACCACACTTATTAATCCGTGTTTGAATGAGTCAATGTATAAACACTCTATGAAATTTCGCTCGTGTAACAGTTGCGTTACCCCAGGGTTGACAAAGATAATATATCACCACGAACACCCCGTAGTACATACCAATGTAGATTACTATTACTTTAGTACAATATCTAAATATCTTATTTATAGCCAAGGAAAAGAAGAAGAAATACGTTATTCGTTTTGCGACATATTTAATGATTTTATGTTAAACTCATCCGTCGAGTTGGTCAATATGTACTTACAACACTATATCGACGGTAACTATACTGAGTTAAATAATGTTATCAATGTAAAAACACTTCCAGATATTACTAACGATATTTTATCGATTGATACTACATCTTATCCTTGTTTAGAAGAGCTCAAAAACTCTTATGTAAAAGTATTGGCAACTATCCAAGGTGCATTGAATTCCAATACCTCTTATTTAAATGCGTTGGCAAAGGCAGAAGTCAACCAAGAAGCAGCTAATATATTACATAATTCAACTTTACTGAAGAAATATTTAGACGAGCAAAACAAACAAAAACTATTGTTTACTACAGAAACCCAGTTAACAGTTTTACCACAGATAAATCCAGTTTACTTGAGATATATCGAATTATATGGTATTCCAACCAACCGAGTATTTGACCCTATAAAATTAAATGAACTCATGAAATAAATTCATAGATATATTTTATATCACACATCATGTGATTAGATTCATTTTTTTGGTAAAAAATATAATATTTTAGTATAATATAACATGGCTCCTCCTGCTGCTGTTGTATTTTCTCTTTCAGATTTCGTTGTGGAATCCGAGTTAACAACCCACGCTGAAACGGTTGGTAAAAATTATAGTTATGCTGATTCTATTGACGTAACTGGAAAAATAGATTTGCCGACTACTTTTTTTCAAGCCATCAAGTTTACTCCAAGTGACTGGCAAAATTCAAATCAACCCTTGTCTTCGAATACCTTGACTTGGTCAAAAACAGGTCTAGGTAATTTACCTGCGGATTCTAATCCGGCGAATGCTATTGTGGACTACACTGCAGGCAACTCACCAGGAGGACAATTTCCTAGTGCGACGAACAGTCATTTGAAAAAAGTAAGTGGCACTATTATTGGATCAATGGCAAAATATATATTTAAAGACCCATATTTGTATGAATTATTTACAAATTACCCGGTTTTAGAAAGTCATATTCAGTCAACATTATCTGGCGACTTTAATACTAAACTTGGAACTGACTTTGAAAATGTCGGTACAGCATTGTTGGATCAAATTTTTTCACTAGATGTTGTCCGAATGGAACCCCTGTTTGCAGATTATTCAACCAGTTCTGGACCGTTTTCTTTACCACTTATTGCTGGCGACACTATCAAAGTCCTTTTTAAAGTTACACTTCCACTTCAGGTTGATAACTATCCTTCCGTAGGAGGTGTAAAAAGTAGTGTTAGTTCTAATGCCCCTACCACCCCTTTAAACATTTTGGTGATTTTTAAATTAGTGGATTCTGTTTAATTAATTAATCATTCAACTTTTGTATCATAGTTATTCATTTTCAACCAACAAAAGTTAATTATTAATACCATGGTTATTGAAAAAAATGAATTTAAATTATTGACTAAAGAATGAATATAAATATTCATTCCACCATGACCAATTGTTCGACTAGTCCCAATAAACATATATACAATGATGTATTTGCGTACATCATTGATATAAGCGACCAAGAATTCACCGATACATATGGTTTCCCTTTTTGGAATATTACTATTGCAAAAGATGGGTATAAAAAAGGTATCACCATACACTTTCAAACACCTCATGCAAAGGATATTTATATCGAACAACCTCTCGACTGTATTCACCACGAGGATATCAACGCATGGAACCTGGCGACCAAAAAGACTTACTCTTCGCCGCCATTCGGCTATACGTTTGTTCAACATATCTTCTGGAAAGAAGCATATCTAGAACCTATTGCGGATATCGATTTGAACCGGCTCTTATACTTGTTTGAAAGCCGTATCTTGAAGGCCACTATTATTTGTAATATGCTCACTAAAAACTTGTTGGAAGACGTTAAAAAACAAGTGGATTGCTTAAAATTTGTATCTAATTCCAACCCTAACCAGTTAGTCAATAGATACCACGTGGTTCGGCTGTTGGATGCGATCTATACACGTCTCAAAAAATACGGCTGCGACTCTCACATTCTCCTTGGGGATATTAAACACTTTTTATAATATATATAAAAAGGATTTAAAGACCCGGGGGCTGTTAAACATATAAAAAAGGACTTAAAGACATATATTGTTATTATTGCGAATATTTTATAAAAAATTGAATTTTTTTTATACAATAAATAAATCGTATCATAAACCCACCAGTTTTAATAATATGTCCACCTGTGCTTTCTGTCGCTCTCGTAACCTTCCCTTTACCCATTCGGTAACCATATGTACCGTGTTGGCCAAACACTTATGTACTTACTGTAAAGAACTGGGACATACCAACTCCCGGTGCCCAAAGGGCCAACTAGCAAGTAACTTTAAAAAAAGAATGGACGACTCTTATCCTGGTCCTACTCATGTTACTGTTAACACCAACTCTTGGGCCAGTATCGTAGCCAAAAATATCCCTCTGGATATCGCTGCGACGATAGCCAAAGAGGATTTGGAACAAGAAATAAAAATAAAGAAACAAGAAAAAGAAAAGAAAGAAAGAGAAAGAATAAGAAAGGAAGAGAAACGTGTTCATTGGGAAAAAAACTATATCCAACGAATGGAGAAACGTTTTGGTACCTTTTGGATGTTCCACGTGGAACGGTTTCTCAACTTGGACCAACCTTGCGCCAAGAAACTACGCGAAACTCCCAACCAAGTCCTATCTTTTAGACAACACTTGTATGAAACCTACGGAGTCAACTGGCTATCCTTATGTGAAGACACCGACGATGACTGTTACTACTTGGTATGCTTACGAGATAAAGAATACGCGGACGAATGCAGAGAACAGCGGGAAACACTGGCACAAGTAAGTAAAACATGGAAAGCAAGAGATAAAGAAGAAGATGATATGCGGTCTAAATTAGCGAATGGCGTGATTACAGAATATGAGTTCAAAGACTGGTACTTGACCAGAGAACTGGAAGACTTGAATGAAGAAGGGCTTTAAGTTGAATTATATATTTATATATTTAAAAAAAGTAACTTAAAGAATGTTTTTTATGTATTTACTTGATTTTATATTTTATGCTATATTTTATATACATATATAATATATAATATACATGGGTGGAAGTATTTTACCCGTAACCATACATAACAATACCGTTTGTTTTTTGTTTGGAAAAGAAAGAGATATAGATGAAAACCCCGGTTGGAGCGACTTTGGTGGGGGCTCAGACAAAGGAGAGACCTTGATGAATACCGCGACGCGAGAGGGGAGCGAAGAGTTAACCGGTTTTCTAGGCTCTAAAACCGATATTCATCGACTGTTAAAAAAATATGGTACGTATCCCATCGATTATAAAACAAAAGGATATCCCGGATATCGGTGCCATATATTCCCCATGAAATATGATGCCTTGTTACCCTTTTATTATAATAATAACCAACGGTTTATCCAAAAACAACTCGACCCTAAAATCATACGCGATACCAAAATATTCGAAAAAACCGAAATACAATGGTTCTCCTTTGCCGATATCCAGAAAAAACGGAACCAATTCCGGTCCTTTTATAAAAAAATCATCGACCTTATCTTAGCGAATAGGAAGGGGATTGAAGCCTTTGTACGAAAGAAACTCGCGCGTTCTAAAAATACTTTGAAGAATTCTCATTCGACTACTACTTACAAACGTTCGAAAAAAACATATAAACGCAGGTAAACTCCAAAACCTTTTGTACATTGTTTGATGTCTTTAAGTCCTTTTTTATATCTATTTATTCGGCGGCGTTATATATAGCTTCTATGTCCGGGTCTTCGAATACTACACGAGGCATCTCCGCCCATTCACTAAATGCCACCGACTTGGACGTGGGTCTCTCTAATGCTAGTAACCTTTTTAACGCGGTTAACCTATTTTCTATCGGTTTTTTATCCTTGGTTCGCTTGATTTGTCTTGTTAGTTGCTTCCACTTCCATTCCAGTTGGAGCGCCGCCTTCCAATCCGGGAACCCTTCTATATGTACCACTCTTACCCACGTTTCTCCTTTCATTACTTTCATACTCGTCGCATGGGCACCACCTTTGATTTCTTTGTTATGCTGTCTCAGGCGCTTATCTAAGTCTACTGTCGCACCCACATACGTACAATCATCCGTCGATAATAATAAATATACATAAAAACTCATACTTATTATTATCTCCTTTTATTTAGTTTTCTTTTCTTGGTTCTTTTACCTTTTCCTCCTTTCTTGCTTCCCTTGTTGCTTCCCTTGTTGCTTCCCTTGTTGCTTCCCTTGTTGCTTCCCTCCTTGTTGCTTCCCTTGTTGCTTCCCTCTTTGTTGCTTCCCTCTTTGTTGCTTCCCTCTTTGTTGCTTCCCTCTTTGTTGCTTCCTTTCTTACTTCCTTTCTTACTTCCTTTCTTACTTCCTTTGCTGCTTAATGATGAAACATTCTTGAATATATCCTCGTACTCATTTGTACTACTTAAATCCGGACTAACATAATGCTTATTTTTATCGACGCTTAACTCTATTCTTTCTACTTCTTTTAGTGTTTTTCTTATGGGATTACCAAGACTAACTTCAAAAGATACATCCATTGGTTTCTTCATATCCATATATATTTTCATGTTTCCTCGTTTTTTCCAGTAAAATTTGTATCTATCAAGTTTTCGATATCTATGCGATTGGATTCAAAAATACCTATAAGACTATTTGAAAAGGTTCTTACATTTATGGATGCAGATGGCTTGAAAACGATAGTTTCATTTAACACACCACCTTCTGGGTCTCTTATTGTTTTTCTTATTAATTTTTCAACTGATTCTATCAAATCATATATATAATTTTCATTTAACAAAGACTTTATCTCATTTCTTAATAACCATATTTTAGTTAGTGTTGTCAAATCTCGTGCGTTGTTACCATAGTATGAACTTATATAATATGTACTTTTATTTAAACTATCAAACCAAGTATATCCTCTATTCTGTAACTGAACCACTTTATCTTTATTTTTTATAAGTTTGGTTTGAACCGCATTCTGTAGAGCATCAAAAAATACTTGAGATGAACAGCTATTATCTCGTTTGAAATAACATCTTCCATAGTCGATAATTTTAACGATATATTGTGTCGAAAATTTGATAATACTACCATCTTCTAGATCATATTCCATTTCTACATACTCATTGGTTGGTAGTTCATATAATAGAATATTTCCATTATGTAAGTCATTATGTGTAAAATTATCCATCAATTTTCCAAGAGGTAAGTATATTTGTAGTAAAATAAAAAACAAATGAAGACCCCACTTGGGATTTGAGTTGAATTGTCTAAAAAAATCACCTAGCGTCACCGGTTTGTTTATATCTTGAATCAATATACAAAATTTGGTTGGTTCAATATAAGACTTTACACCTTTTCTCATTTAAAACGCCCATTATAGACGCTAAAAATAATAAAAAATGTAAAATCAATAGTAGGAATTTCACCTACGATGGTCTTACGTTTTCCTCTTCTTTTTTGGTTATTGAAGAGGTGAAAGACGAAATGTGGAAACATAATGGTCGTTGTTGTTTTTCTATCCAACAATTCGTTAATTTCATTATGTTTATTGAAGAGTTTGCATCTCTTGTTCTAAATACGATTTTTTTGTTTTCGCAACTCACGCAGTTAGAACAGATTAACAGACGAAACACTTTCTTTCCTTCTTTATCCTTGTAATATTCCAAATCCTTATTACAATCACAACATTTTTTGCTTGTATTACATTCATTTATCGTTATTGTATCATATTTCTTATGAATTAATTTCCTTAATCCTTTATTCATCGTAGGCATAAAATGTTTCATTTGTGTTGACCTACTCCAATTACCATAACCGACTAGGATATTTTCTCCAAAAGTTTCCTTAATTTTATTCAAAAATGTATCTATGCTTTTCTTACAATAACTATATTGCCGAAACTTCATTTTTCTCCATGTATCTCGTTTGTAAAACTCTGTTGTTTCTTTATTTAATTTATCTTTTTCAACCAAATACAATTTAAACTTTTCATAATCAACTGATTTACTATTTTGTAGTGATAGTATAGTTTCTTTTTCAATAATTCCGTTTCGCTTTCTTTCCAATAATAGAATACGCTGATTACACTTTGCTTTACTTTCTCGTTTCCTTTGCGGTGCTGTGTATTGTAGTTTGTTCCCATTTTTATCCATCATATAAACCAAACTGCGTTTTCCTGGATCACAACCTACAATATTTCTTTCCTTCAAAGTGTCTAATTGTTCTTTTGATAAATCCTCAATATTGTAGAAATCTTGTTCTTGTAAAACTGGAACTCTTGCACCCCATTTTTTATCTTTCAAATCTTTTCTAATAAATAATAAGCAACACGAAACGCCGTCAGTTTGTATTTGGTTATGAAACTGATAATGTTTATTTTTGAATATTTTATTTTTCAAATCCAAAAAGTTGCACCATACTTCATTTTGATTGTCTTTTACATTACTTAATAATTCTCCCTTTTTTACTTTATTACCCTCTTTGTCTTTTTCTGGACAAAATAGGTTTATTAAACTTGCTGTATCAATAATAATGTGTTTTGGAATGATATTGTTTCGTAGTGGTAAGGGTTGGAATAATTTACTTTCTTGTTTTTCTAATACAGAGTTCATATACAACATTCCTTTCAAATACTCAAATGGTCTAACTTTTACATCATAATGAATTGACTTTTTGATATTTTGCGGAATGATATGGTGTAAGTGTGTATTTTTCCATTCTGTAAACATAATATCAGTTTCACTTAATTCCATTAATTGTTTTTTGAATTGAAATAAGGTTGCTTTATCTTCTGTAATTTCATTTGTGGTTTTATTTATAAATCGTAAAAAGTGTTGGATAAAATGCTCCTGTGTATTATTGGATAAAGAAGTATGTATTTGTGTTGCTAAATAAGGAAGTAAAAAAGTTGTATTTTTCAAATTGGTTTTTACATGGTTCAATAAAGGTTGATATTCGGTTGTGTAGAATTGCTCTAATGTTTCTAAAAGTGATGTATCTTTTCCTTTTTTACCTCTATTATCTCTTGAACCTAATGTTTTGATACAATACAAAATGAATGAATCATCTATGATTGGCAAATCAAGTTTTTGTGTGTATTGATGCAAAACATATAACCGAATAAATTGGTATGTATGAATAACCAAATCATTCATTTCAAAAACCAAATGATCTATAACTGGTTGTGTTGTATCACGATTAAGTAAAATCGTTTTCAAAGGTATTTTGAAAGTTTTATAGGCAGATTTATCATTATTCCTAAACTCTTTGAAATCCTCCTTTTTCTTAACT